TTGCCGCCTGGGTTGATAGGATAATCATTAAAGGCCTCTGTTCATCACTGAATGAACCCTGGCTGGTTTCGAGCATTTCAACGAAGGGGTTGGTCGGGCCTCGGATTTGACCAGCCTCATCAAGTAAAACCAGATTGAATGACTGGCCCAAGTTGCTCGAGCCATCTGCGGATAAAGCCCTATATTCAGTACCAAGGGCCAAACCTACAATTTTCTTTGAACTTGGGATGCATTTATATAATCCGGCTAAGCCAGGACTCAAGGCCAGCATTTTTTCGCAGATTCGATAAATCAGGCCTGCCTGATCTCTGGTCAAGGCTGCAGAGCAAAAGGTCCTATTACGCTCGGCCAAAGGGCCAAGGATATAAGCCAGTAGAATCACAGCTACAACGAAGCTTTTTCCGTTTCGGCGGCCAAGGCTGCAGATGGCAGTACGGGTAGTACTCGGGTTATCAAATATAGCCAGAATGAATGCCACCTGCCATTCGTCCAGGACAAGTCTCTGGCCCGTGTGCATGCCTTCGGGCACATGCAAGTATTCGTGAGCGAAAGCAACCACCTTCTCTCCAGTGGTCATCTTTTCAATCGGAACCTTGCTTAAATCGCGCGGTTTTGGCACAGGCCCCGATTTGATGGCATTAATCGTGTTGGAGTGAAGCTTTGCCATCTGCCAGCTCGTTAAATGTCTTTCCATCCAGATAGAGGCATGCATCCTTTCCGGTGAAATCCTGCCATCGCTTAACGATTACATCACAATACTTCGGGTCAAGTTCCATCAGGCGAGCTTGGCGTCCGAGCATTTCGCAGGCAATCAGAGTCGATCCAGAGCCGCCGAATAGGTCGAGGACAAGGTCTCCAGACCTTGTGGAGTTTTTCAACATGTTGCAGATAAGCTCTGTCGGCTTCATCGTTGGATGTTCGGCTGAACTTTTAGGTTTTTCACACTTAATAACAGTCGATTCAACCGCCTCAGCTTTCAAGTCAGACCCAGATAAAATAATTGAATCAGCACCTATTCTAACCTGTACCCGACCATCCTCTAGAATTGTGAAAACAGAACTATCATAACTTTTCACGGTTGTCTGCTTTCGACCACCATACCACCTGTGCGATGCACCAGGCTTCCATCCGTAAAGGATTGGCTCGTGTGACCATTGGTAATCTGAGCGCCCAAGGACAAGGCTATTCTTTGCCCAGATAAGACATCCCGACAATTTAAACCCTGCAGATTTAAATGCAGCCCTAAAATTTAATCCCTCAGTATCAGCGTGAGCAACATAGACAGCACTTCCAGGTTTGATAAACGCAAATGCACAAACAAATGCATCATTTAAAAACTGATAAAAGTTTCCGTCCGACATATTGTCATTTTTGATGCTTCCAGCAGAAGATTGATAATTGACGTTATAGGGAGGATCAGTCCAACAAGCATCAGCAAAGGTATCGCCCATTAAAAGTCGAACTGAATCCACCGAAGTGCTATCTCCGCAAACAAGTCGATGTGGGCCAAGCGCCCAGACATCCCCAGGTTTTGATATAAAAGGGCCTTCAATCTCTGGGACATTATCAGGGTCAGCATTATCGTCTTTGGCAGAACCAGAAAGGATATCAATGAGCTCGTCCTCGTCAAAACCCATTAGCGCCCCGAAGTCACCGGCAAGGTCCTCGAGTTCGACACGCAAGGCCTCCTCGTCCCAACCGGCATTAAGCGCCAGCTTATTGTCGGCAATAATCAATGCCCTTCGCCGCCGGTCATCAAGGCCTGTCACTACAACAGCAGGAACCGCGTCCAGTCCAAGCTTGCGAGCCGCCAGAAGCCGACCATGCCCTGCAATAAGATTGTTGGACTCATCGACCAGTAATGGGTTCGTAAACCCGAACTCGCGGATGCTGGATGCAATCTGAGCCACCTGGGCATCGGAGTGCGTCCGGCTGTTAAGGGCATAAGGGATAAGCTCGGATACTGGGATAACACGAGTAGCAAAGAATTCAGTCATCGGAAATTCACCGGATGGGCCAAGAGCGATACAACGCCCTTATTGGCAAGGACCTTTCTGGCATCAGACTCCTCGCGAGCTGACGCCTCCATAGTACGGGTATCTGTTCCGGTCGCATTTAGCGACATGGAACGGATGATGGCAAGCTGTTGACGCTGCAAAGTATCAATTACACGAAGCAGGGGATTCTCAATCAACGTCTCGCGCTTATTCTTAATCAGAGGCCCAGATGAGTCCAGCATAGTCTGAAACTTTCTTAGATCAGCCTCGACTCTGACCACCTTGGATAACAGGATCAAGTCCATGTCACGCCAGTCGTCCTTCGCGCGAGCGCGTGTGAACTGCGCCCAAATGGTCCTCTCCTCATCTGACCTTAAAGTTACTCCAGCCGGTACATCAACGCCATGAGAAGCATCTGCAAACGCCCCAATTTGACGTGAAACACTGTTTCGGCCTTCCCTTTGTACTTTGCGCTCGTCCATAAAATTAATATATCAGATTTTTTTCGGAAGTTTTATAAAAAAAAGGGACCACGCCGGTGTGGGTCGTAACCCCTTGATTTTCCTATATCCCCCCTGCCTCCTTAGTTATCGGCCAGCCATCGAGGCCAACCTCAGCCTTGAGAGTACCTGACTCCATGCGCTGCTTGAGCCCATTGTGACATGGGGCTGTGTGCAGGCATTGGAGATTGGTGATCTGCAAAGCCAAGTGGGGATGCGTAGCCCTTGGCCTGATATGGTCGACCGATACTGCGCCAGGACTATCCCAGTCCAATGGCATCCGGCACATGCCGCACCCAAGCCCTAGCCTACGCCATCGAGCCCTTGCCTTGCCTCGGAGGGACTGCCATGCCACGGATGAGTAAAAGCCTTTCGTTGTATCCATCATGTCCTCATATATAAATCAATAACTTAAGCAACAAAGAAGGGGTGGGTATAATTTTCACGGTTAATAGTAAATTAAATTATACCCACCTAGTAGTAGTAGGTATAAAAGAGTAGGGTATAAATCCCCACTCTTTATAACCGTACTTTTTTGTACCCTCTAAAATTCAAGGCCTTCTTGGCCTTCAATGATAGGGGTAGATAGTTTATAAACATCAACCATACGACCGCCTTCACGGTTCTGCACTTGCTGCTTTACGACAAGCCCTTGGTCACATAGGAACTTAAGGGCATTGGCAACAGTCTGGCCAGAGTATTCTGTGTTATCGAACTGTCTTTTACGGATAGCTGTTGCCGTGACATAACGGTTCTCATCCTCTAAGGTCTTAGCCATTACGGTAAAAGACTCCAGCACACCCTCAGTCCTTAGCTTGGCTGAGACATCGCGCTTGGCTTCCTTAGCCTCAGCGATCGCCCCAAAGCCGATAGACCGATTCTCACGGAATATGGGAGCCAGGTCGATTTCAGGATTATCAGGATGCATTACGCTGAATCTCTGGTATACCTGATTGTCGACCGCTCGGCCTGAGCTGCACTTTGAGTGCTGAAGTACCACATAGTCCCTAGATTCCTTTGAATCCTTCTCTACGCCGATAAGCTCCAATTCTGCGACATAGGGCTTACGAAGGAATAAAACCTCCCTGACGGCTCCTGTGAGGCTAGAACCGCCACGCACTGAATCTACGGCATCATCATGGCCATTTGTGCCAGCCTTCCTTGGGTGATGGCTAATGACTACCGAGCATTTAAGCTTTTCGGCCAGAATCTTTAGGGCATTGGCTGCTGCCGAGAATGCCTGATTGGACTCATCGGTCGGAATCATGGTCGAAAGGGTCTCAAGGACAAGGATGTCCGGCTCATAGGCTCCGACATGGCGAACCAGGTCATCAATTAGGCTGGCTGATGGGACTAAGACCCCTGCCACGGTCTCAAGGATGCCACCTGAGAATCCTGAGCTGAAAAGGTTAATGCGCCCGACCACCTCATCATCTCGGCAGTTGTCATGCTCAGAGATGGCTAGGAGCGAATAGATATAGTTTTCATGGGAATCCTCTGCCGAGATAAGCACCGACCTGAGCCCTTGCTTTGCCATGTCAAACAGGTGTCGCATGATCAGGGTCGACTTACCTACGCCAGTTGGCCCTGCCAGCAATGTTACCTGCCCACGCCGATACCGACCGCCATAAAGGGCAGGCTCAGGCATAGGCCAAGACCTCAGTAGGTCATAGGTGATTTTCTTAGGCCCGACCAGCAGCTCAGGAATTGGGGCATTGGCCACATCTGTAAACTTTGGCAATGCTTCCTCATCATCCTGATAAATATAAGAATTATTCATTATTTGCCCTCAATTATGGCCGCAAAGCCAAGCAGCCTGTCTACGGTTCCTTGCAAATACTTAACATCGTCAGGGTGCATCTTTTCATTGCGCTGAATCATGTTCAGGGCAATTTTCATTACATGGAAGTCTCTGCCCACGCCAGGGTTTCGGCGCAATGTAGAAAACAAGGCAAGATCGCGGTCATAGGGCTTCAGAGGGTTTGCCTCGCCTGGCTCAAACAGGTCAGCCAGCTCAAGGCCGACCGCCGCTAGAACGGACGCCGGTGCGCATCCTGCGAAGCAATGAATCAAGATACGGTCTTGGACCTCTGTAATGGCCAGAGACGCCGTTTTATCGTCATGAGCTGGGCAGCATGCTGAAAAGCCTTTGCCAGCCTTGCGCACCTTCTCAAGCCGAGCTAGGAGGGTTTCTATTTTGGTCATGGCTTCAGTTCCCCAGGCTTTTGGCCATTACCCTCTGATTCTCGTGCTTCTCTGAGTAGGGCTTTGACTACTGGATGGCTATCGAACTCTTGAGAGTTCCTGTCTGTTTTCTTAAGAAGCTGATGCTCGGCCTCAATCATAAAGCGAATCTGAGCCACCTGAGTCCTTGCGTTATAACGGCAAAGCTCGACCAGTTTGGCCTTTGTGGACTCGGGTAAATGAAAGATAACGGCCACCTTTTTCTGCGTTGTCATAAAAATCCTTTGTAAATTAGGGGGTTGGTGTAGCGGAATTCATACTATCAAAGTATTTTAGAAAAAGCAACAAAAAGTATTTGACAGACTGAATATCAGTTTGGTAATATCTTTTCTGCACCTAGTGCAACCGACCCAGAGGAACTGGGATATACAGCAAACAAGGAAACGAAAATGACTAACAAGTCCAACCTAGAAGTAAAACAAGACGGCATGATTGTCCTGCACAATGTCAACGCCTCATGGCCTAAG